CTATACGTCTGCTGCGAACAAGCCACGTAGCTGCTGGATCATGCTGACCACTGAATAGGGTGGTTCTTGACTAGCTGTACTGACCTCACCCCGGTTTTGATACCAGAATTCGGTCATCATCGCCACGGCGACGTCGAACTGTGAGTATTTTTCCATCTTGGCAATGTCTGCGGTGCTGTCTACCGCATTGTGGACGTAGTCTTGAGCGGCTGTAATGTAGTTTTGAATGAGTGTGTCGTCAGTATCAGTCTGCACACGCAGGCTATTTTTAATGACATCAGTAGTGACAGTCATGTGCTCATCTCCTATATAAAAATAGGGCGTACCCCAAGGTACACCCCAGACTGTTTCATTAAGCTGCTGGCTTGGTTACCGGTGTGATGTCAACAATTCGAGCAGCGTCTGGATCAACCACTTCATAGTCGTTGCGAATGACCACGGCCAGCCCTTGGCTGTAGCTGTCGAACCGTTCCCACTGGGTGTTGACCTCGTTCTTCTGGGCTAAGAAAATTGCTTGAGAAAAGTCTCCGATGATGATCCGATAGGTGCCCGCCTTATCAGTCGGCAATACTTTGTTAGCAATCACGATCACCGGTGCACCGAACAGCTGCTTGCCAGATGGTGCCGTGATAGAGGGTTGAAGCAGGTAGCGACCTTCGCTGTCCTTGAGGGTGTCAAGGTAGTTGTAGGCGTCCTGATTAACGATCACAGACAGGGACAGCGCCGGGTCCAGTTCGATGTTGAACGTCTGCTTGATGTCGTCTAAGCCGGTACCGGTGATGTGCTTGAAGTTATCGTTGGTGCCCGTCTTGCCAGTCAGAACGCTGATAATGTTGCTATTGTCCGTGTTTTGTACCAGCTTCTTGAGTTGATTCTTAACCTCGGCAACAATATCAACTTCACTGTCTTCTACCAGTTCATTAGACAGATAGATCTTGCCAGCACGGGTAGCAACCTTATAGTCAACACCACGGAATAGGGTTGCACCGATCTCTGGCACGTCGGCGAGTTCTTCCTTGGTGGCCAGTACGCCGTTGTTGGTGAGGGCAATTGGGTAGGTGCCGACTGGGGTACCAACTTGCTTTACCGTCACGTATTTAGCCAAGTCATAGTCGGATTCCTTGAGGTTCCAGACGTCTTCGATGACTTCTTTAGGAACGACAGCCCCGGCAGTGGTCGTGGTCAGGCCGTCACGTTGTTCGCCCATGCTACGGATGTAATCTTCATACGCGCGGGAATCGGTGTGTTCTTTGTTGTCGATAATTGTTTTTTCAGTCATGGTTTTATCTCCCTTTTCTGGTTGTTCAGTATTAGTTTTCAGCCACTCGGTGTAGCTGCGTTTGTCCACTTGGACGTTGGTATCGTCATACGCTGGAATAGCTACCAGTGAGACGTCAAACAGGCTCTTTACTTGCGTGATGGTACGAATCACTTGGCCACTGTCGTCCTTAGTGAACGTGTCACCGTCTGGCGCAGCATTGAAAGTAAAACTCATAGCTGACAGATTACCAGCTTGGACGTTGTTATAAGCATCATTGGCTGTGGTCGTATCGGGTAAGGTTGCTTCAAACTGCAAGCCTTTATCGTCCACGTTTAAGGTCAAGGTGCCGGCTTTAGTGCTGGCGAGGACCTTGCTAAAATCGTGATCAGATACCATATAGACGTCTGATAGATCCACATTGTCGAATGCGTGCGGATCAACGACTTCTTTAAAACCACCGAGATCCTTACTTGGGCTATTGAAAACTACGGCATAGCCGGTGAGCTTCTTTGGCCCGCTTGTGGTGTCGTCCTGTTGCTGTGTGTCTGGATTGTCTTGGTCTTGACTGTCGTCTGCTGTGGTAGGTTCGGCGGCGGTCAGATCAGCGTCAGGGTTCAGGCGCTTTTCTACGTCATCATTGTTCATTTGACGCACTTCCTTTCTGTTTATCTTGATAAGTGACAAGGTTGCTTAGCGGCGTATAGTTCAGGCTGGCCATGATCTCATCACCACCGGGAATTGGGGGTAAGTTTAACTTAGCGCGTGCTTCATTGGTGGTCAGCAGTCCGCCTTGCAGCCCCTTAACTGCTAGTTCTTGCATCGTTGATGGGTCTGCACTGAACAGCTTGTCAGTGTTGAAACTAAACCGGTTGTCACCCGTTGACAGCTTGGCGTCCATCTCACTAGTGAAGCAGGTGAAGTATTGCACCAGCGTGTTTTGCAGATAGACTAGGTTTGATTGCACGGCGTTAGAGTGCTCGCTCTCAATACCTAATCGATCTAGTGGTAAGCCGAACGCTTTGGCAATCTGTTTCGTTGTCCAATCGCTAGAATTGACTAGATTCAGCACGTCAGTATTAACTTCGAGTTGCTTGTAGTCCATATCATTGTCGAGAATGATGGTCTTGAGGGCATTATCACCACTGTTGGCAGCTTCAAACTTTGATCGGATATTCTCCTTGGCCTTGGCATCGAGCTGGGACTTGTTCACCTTGAGTAGGCCAGTCCCTTGGACACCGGTATCGAAGAAGCCTTTGAGTAGCTTGTGTCCCGCATGTTGCACCCGAACTTCATCATGTAAGCTGTAAAGAGGCGATAGGCCCTTGTATCCGTCTTGCGTGAAGCACTTGAAGTGCAATACCTCGCTGGCGCTTAAACGCTGTGAGCGACCATTCTGGGGCGTATACGTGTAGCTGATAATGCTGGTCGTATCGTCTTGCTTGACCACCATTTGGCTGTTTGGAACAAACTCGAAGCCGGTGACTTGTCCGCTAGGGTTCTTAGTAACGCGTGCGAAGCTATTACCATTCAGTAGCATGTTGGCCACTAGGGCAAACTTGAACGACCATGCTGTCATGTGATTGTTAGGGGCCTTGTTGAGTAACCCGCTGATACGCTTGTCATTGTATTCAATCGGGTTAGTCGCGAGGTCGCTGGCAATCACGCGCACCGCCGTAAATACGTCCGAGTTTCGCAAAGCATGAACGCCCACATAAACGCCGCTGTCGTTGCTCGTCATGCTGACAAGGGCATCTAGGAACGGTTCGCTGTTGTCATCGCGAGGTTGTGTTGTGTCATTCGTGAAAAAGCTCATTGTTTCACCTCCCTTTGTTGAAGTTGATGATGACTGCGATGGAGATCAGGGCTGCGCCGATTGCTACCATGCCAACGCCACACCCGAACAGCCACCAGATACCAGTGACGATACAGATCAGGCCTAGCAGTAATAGCACGGTCTGTGCGTTAAAAGCTGAAGTCATCGCCCGAATAAAAGTCATTGTCCGCTACCTCGCTTTCTTTGTTTTGGTCCATGGCAATGGTGTAAGCATTCATCAAAGCCGCTATGGGATCGATCCGTGTCGCATTGTGCGCCTTGTCGATGATCGGGTTGTTGTTGGCGTCATACTTTAGAATGGCGTTGTTCACCGCATAGGCTAGTAGTTGGTTGTCGGCATGCTTGAGTAGGCCGTTAAAGAGATCATCACGGAACCGCACAGTCGGTATTGACAATGTGCGCTGGCCTTGGCGTACCTCAACCATTGGTAAGTCTCGTTTCTCAAACTCTGGCAGTAGGTAGCCGAACGACCACGGATCGTAACAGATGGCGCGCACATTCCAGTGGTTCCGCTCGATCATGTCGAGAATGAAGCGTAGCACCTCGTCATAGTCGATCATGCCGCTGTCGAGTTTGGTAATGCTACACTCGCCGCGACTGGCGCCACTGATGTAATCGAACCCGTCACGTTTGATTTTCTCTTCCAGTCCGTACTTCGTCCCCACGAATGAATGGCTGTCAGCATACAGGTAGCCATCTTCTGGAACTAGCCATGAGATGCTGGTAAGGTCGCTAGACTTGGAAAGGTCCAGCCCGATATACACGTCTTTTCCTTTGGTGTCTGGCGGCTCGATAGTAGCTTTCTCCCAGTCGTCCAGACTGATGTAGCTGTCTGCTCTAGCTGATTGCCACATGTTGAAGTTCTTGACGAGGATCGGTCGCAATGTTCCTTGCTTGGCTGACAGGTCCACGTCCGCTTGCAAGCTAGGCCGCATTGTCTTCGCTCTTTCAGCATTAGCCAGTAGCGGATTGGACTTCTCCCAAGTCTCTGGCGCAAAGGCTTCGTCTTTGCTATCCTGCTCAAAAATGGCAATAAAATACCGATCAGCTTGTTCGCGACCGGTTAGGACTTTGGAAACGAATTTGTATTCCTTATACATTGGGCCGTTCATGTCTGGCCCCGTCGTTGAGATGACGGCTAGTAAACTGTTATCACTGTTGATCTGGCCAGATTTGAGTGTTCGTAGAATCTCATCGGTACGAGCTAAGGCGAACTCATCAATAATAGCCAAGTCACTTTGATAGCCATCTAGGCTGTGCAGATCAGACGCAAGCGGCACGGCTCGGCTGTTGCTCGGCAAGTCGATGATCTCGTTGCGGTTGATCTTCAAACGTTCTCTCACAGAGGTAGAAACTTTCCAAACTTGACGTAAGCCGCTAGACAACATATCGAATGCTAAGTGTGCTTGAGCGTTGCTGTTGGCTGTATAGACGATCTCTCGGTTCATGGCTGGCTTGTTCTCCATGAGGAGATACAACGCACCTAGATCAGCCATCAGGAAGCTCTTACCATTCTTGCGTGCCATGCTAATGTAGGCTCGATCATACCGGCGGTTGCCAGTTTCCTTATCACGCCAGCCGAACAGCTCTGAAATCAACCACTTCTGAAACAGCTCTAACTTGAGTGGTGACCCATCACGTGCCGGCATCAGTTCGATGAATTCAATGGCTTTGTTGGCAAAGTCCTCATCGAAGTAATACGGCCATGGGTTCTTCTTGCGCTTGCTGGCTTTCAGGTCCCGCCGATAACGTCTTGCAGCTTGCTTGATTTTCTTGCCAGCCACGATGTCGCCGCTTATTACCTTGTCAGTATATTCAGTCGCATAGTTCATTGGGCTATCAACTCCGCGAATGGGTCGTCAGGCTTCTTCTTAGTCTCGCTCTTAACGGCTAACTTAGCTCGGCTGTAGACTGACAAGCCGAGCAAGTCATCAATACGGATCATCTGATTGGTGGCGTCCAGTTTCATCTTCACGGCCGGATTGGCTTTCACGCTATCAGTGGTTTCAACCGTCATGCCTTGCTCTTTTACAAGCTCGGCCGCTTTCTGAATGTCAGAATAGGCTTGGCAGTGACTGGCAATCAGGGCAGCGTCCAGTTCGCTCACTGGAATGTCTTTCTTGAGTAACGGCACAATACGTTGCCACTCGGTCACGGCATAGTCATCAAGCCATGCAGGGGGCTGCTCAACTAATTCTTGATAGGTAAATAATGATTCTTCCATGTCGCGCCGATCGGCGAGCTTCTTCTTGCTCATCGTGCCACGCATTTGGGTAATGGATTTAAGCGGTGCGCCCATTGCTATCGCGTCCTTTCTTTATAGTTTAGATTAGACTTATCTAATCTAATTATAACATGAATTTTCTAGTTTACATAATTAATTACGGTAATCACTGATTTTCAATAGTTAATCTGGGATGCTTGGTCCCCGTGATTACATGACCTAGCCCCCATAACTAGATGGGGATAGTGTGCGGCGTCTTCGACTTTCGTCTTCACGCCATGGCAAGCATTACACAGACTTTGTAAGTTGCTCTCGTCCAGTCTGCGGTTCCAGTCCACACGTATCGGCACAATATGATCTACCACGTCAGCTTGCACGTATAAGCCGTTGGCCTTGCATCGTTCACACAGCGGATGTGCTAGGCGATAGGAATACGACAGCTTGCGCCATGACTTGGACTTGTAGAATTGGAAGTAGCGACCACCGATCTCTTTGCGGTGTGCATAGCGTTCGTTGTCGGACGCTCGCGGTTCTGGCTGGTGCTTGTCACAGTACCGTTGATTGAACGGCACCATGGTGTTGCACCCGGCGTGGTTACATAGCTTCATGATCATGCCAATACGCCTACCGTTTCTGGGTTGTGCTTATTGTCTCGATATAGGATCTGGACAGTCAGCATGTCATCAGGTGCGTTATAGACAACGAAGCGCTCTATATCGTGCTTGTGTAGCAGCATAAATATTGCCACTGCATGATTGACCGTTGTACTGATACCGGTGTATTCAAATTCTTTCATAGTTCTAAGCTCCTTTGGTTGTCTTCTTGAGCGTCACAATATCAAACGCGTTCGGATCATCGTCATAGGCAATAGACTTAATTGTGTACAGTGTGCTGTTCAGCTTTATCATCATGCTGTCGTCTAGCGCGTCAGTGTGACGTACCACGATGGCGATGGTGTCCTCTAAGTCTGTGCCAGTGATCTGGTAGGTCTGTGTAACGGTGCGGTTATATGATCCATAGAACAGGGTGCCAGTCGGCTCAAATGTAGAGATGTTAATACCTGCGCCAGTCCTGTGATTAACTGTCTTACCGATTTCAGCCACCTTGTTCAGACGGGAAATTGAATAGTTCTTCATGCTATTCCTCCTTGTCGAGTTCGCCCAATACCGTAACCACCCATTCATTGTTGAGGTACTGAACACTAACATGTGTTGCGTGATATGGCGTTGGCATATCTTGATGTGCCTGATCAACGATTTCTTTTAAACTCTGTCCATGAAATACTTCCCATACTGTGTCCATAATTTTTCTTCCTTTCGTGTTCCAGATTTTCTGGAACAGTGTTCCAAGTTTGTTCCAGAAAATTATTGCTGTATCCCTTGTTGCTCTAGTGTTGTTCCAGATGTTCCAGAAAATAATCGATTTTCTGAGATTTATTTTTCTAGAGGTCTATTCTTTGATACAAACCTCCAGTGTTTTAAATTAAGAAAAAGCGCAAAATTTCTGGAACTTCTGGAACAAGGGCTTCTTATCCGCGCCGCTAAGGCATTTGTGTGTTCCAAAAACGATTTATTTTCTGGAACAGTGTTCCAAAAAAACTGGAACAATGGCCGACTACTCGTTAAATTGGTCATTTATAAGCGAGCCCGTTAGACGCAAGCCAATGAATCGCTGAACATTTCCACCGTCGTTGTTATAGCCTCTTCGACTCCGATCTTTATAAACATTGTAAGTAGCAAGTTTTTTCACGATGGCTTGTGTGCTCGTTTTATCAGTGTAGTTGTTCATTTGACAAAAGCGCTTATATTCAGCTGTTACAACAGTGGTTGCTTCACCGCGATCATCTTTTGTATCGATAGTGGCGTATTCGTCTAGGAACTCTTTGAAGTGGTCGTTTGCGTCCAGCCACTCTTGGCTTGCGTTTACTACCGAATCAGGTTTTGTCAGGCCACCGCTTTTAAGCGCCTTGGCAAACATGTGCATGCACTTCATGGCAAAACGTGGTGTCTCTTCGTCCATTTTGGTGTCGTCGAACTGATCCCACCAGTGTGTGTGCCGGGTGTCGCCGTTGATCATCTTGATAACGATGACACGATCAGCGAACCCGGTGCTGTGGTCGCTGAATGCTGGCATCTCGTTAGCGCTGAATAGTAGCTTGGCGTAGTTCATAAACTTAAAGTTCTGAATGCCTTTGAACTCGGCCGGTATATAGTCGCCACCAGTTAGGGACTTGATCGCGGCTGTACTCTTGAGGTAGTCTGTGCCAACGTCGGCCACGATGTTTGCTTCTTTGCCGTATAGATTGGCTGTTTCAAAACGACGGTCACCATTGGCAAGGTCTGCTGGTTTTGAGGCTGATACGTTGTCACGCCCGATGAGGTTGGTAATACGACGAATGAGAGTGCTTTTACCTTCGCCGCCAGTCCCATATAGCCACAAGAACTCTTGGAATGGGTGATATGACCGGTAGAACATATAACCGATGAATTCTTCAAAGGTGACGGCGGCATCGCCCATCATAGCTGCAAGCAGTCGTTCAGTCTCTGGACAATCGTCCCTATCTGGATCGACCGCGTACTCATGGGCGTTCAGCATGTAATTGTCAGCACTACTTTCCTGCATCTTATTGGTCAGTATGCTATATGTGCCATTGGCGAACGCAACCAGTTCTGGATGTGGGTTCTCATCAAATGGTGATCGCTTACCATAGTCCTCGTTGTAGCTGATGCGTTGCAAGAATCGTCTGGCGCCTGTAATATCACTCTCACGATACAGCCCCCATTTGAGCATCTCTTTAGTGGTTCTGCTCTCGGTGGTCTTAGTGAACTCACCCTTGCCAAATGTGCGCCACGTCCCTTTGCTAGGCTCATATATCGCACCCTCGCTCAACCCGGGGAAACTCTCTACTCGTGTTTTATCCATGAAGTGGTAGCCGTAGGTGAGAAAGTCCACCTTGATATTCCGATGAATGGTTACGTTTTGGGGATCGTCTTCATCGCGCTGCTCGGCTTGAAACCAAACTCTTAACCAGTTCGGTAACTTGGCAGCAAGCTGTTTGTTATATGCCCGAATACCTTTCTCGGTCTTATCTTGAGGCTCTGGATACTTGTTCACGTCAAATGGTTCTAATGAGCTTTTAGAGATCACCTTGAGCCGGGTAAACTCTGGCGACTTGTTTAGTTCTTCCTTTAAGCTGTCCGTATGCTTCACCCCCTAACTGCGGCGCGCAATTTCGCGCTTACTAATTGACTTGATGATCTTAACTAGCTCGCCATTAGGCAAGGGAGGGCGAACATAGCGCTGGTTGATAGTTTGAACTAGATCCGCGCAGCTATCAGGGTCAGCGCCCGACCGAAAGACTGAACCGGCAATGCTGGCCAACCACTGATTTCGGTTTCCTTCGTCTGAACCATCTACAAGTCGATTGATGAAGTTGCCAAACCATGAATCCGGATCAGTGCGGTATGATCCGACAACGGGTCCTCTATATCGGTTAATCTCGTCTAGTAGCCACTGTGGAGCAGGGGCAACCGTGGTCAGCTTGTGGCCTTTTAGTGGTTTATACATGCCGCTGTCTCGCATGCTAGGATAGACGGGCACGCCCAGCGCCGTGTAATCGAGACCGGTTTTCTCTCCAGACTTGGAGAACAGATCAGCCCGACTAGTTAGCTTGATATTCTTGGGATAGGTGAAGAACATATGAAGCCCACCGTTTGGGGTAGTCTCAATATAGGTAGACGGTATCTGGCCAGCGCGCCCATCAGCGCTTAGTTTTGCCAGCGATTCATTGCCATCAGCGGCACTCTTGTGGCCCATGTCAATGTCGAATACCAGCATGCCGTCAAGTCCTAGGCCGATATTGTAGTCAGGGTGTTCACCCCACCATGCCTCGGCTTGCTTAGGGTCCGTGGTAGCGTCCTTATACCCGTGTGAGCCTTTGAGCGGCGTTCTGGTGCCTGGTGCTAGGGGATAGACGGCAAAGCCGTGTTGCTGGTATGAGAGGGCCATCTCAAGCATTGTCGGCATCGGGATCACCACCTTGCTTCATACCAGCTTCTAGCAACCGACGGCTGTCGATGATCTTATCCATCATGCAGCTAAGCAAAGCTTCATACGTACCACTTGAACGCGTCACTTCGAAGAGCACGATTCCTTCATCTTTCTTGTTAATACCGCGACTTGATAAATCATACAGAGCCTGAATTTTGTCAGATAGTGCTAAGCCAATGTTGCTTGCGTCTGTTAGAATTGCGTTAACTTCTCCCAAATCATTAATATCCATCATAAATTGCCTCCATTTTTCTTGACAAAAGCATCTAACTAGAGGCAAGCTAGAAAGGAATATAGATCTTTCCGCTTGTCTTTTTCTCGCCTTGAGCTGCAACTCTTGGCGATTTTTTTGTGGCTTCAATCAGTGAGCGCTTTTCGGCTTTTTGCGCTTGCCAGTACCGATCACACTCGGCATCGGCTTGCACGTAGTCTCGCCATTGCCAGCCATATTTTGTGCTAACCATTTTCGGCATGACGATCGTCCTCCGAGAATTGAACGTAAGCACCGCAGACGGCCCCGATCAGGAACGCCATGCAGAGTGCCGGGACGGTGAGCGGGTGGCTTAGTAGCCACGCAATGATATTAATCATCAGCGTCCTCCTCGTTTTCATACAGCTTTAGGATCTCCGATACCCGCAGCAGCTCTTTTGCAGCCGTGATTGCCAGCTCGCTGTTGGGGACATACTTACCGCCAACCGTGACATTGCTGTCTTCTGTAATGGCCAGAATGTTGAGGTTAATGTCGTCCATCAAGTCTCCGAGTTCGCGGTCTAGTGCCATCTCTTCTTTACTGAATAGCTTCATGATGTTGTGCCTTTCTGACGCTATGCGCCTGTCATAAGTTGCTTACATGCCCGCCTGCCAGCTGGTTACTTGCCGTTGTTCTTCATGTAGTTGTCGATGTCTACGGTATTGATCCGCTTAACGCCACCAACCACTTGCATCGGCAAACCTTTTCTAGTCCAAGACAACAGTGTGTTACGAGACACACCGGCATAAACTGCTGCTTGTCCGATGTTCAACTTTTTGGATTCTTCATGCCGTGGTGCAAGCTCGCTAACCGCTTGGATCACTTCCTGATGAATACGATCTTGTAGCTGCTTGTCGAAATCTTCTGGTAATACTAGTTCTGCTTTCATTGAAGCCATATTTGTACGCCTTCCTTCCGATTAGGCAAAAATGTTCAGACATTTGAACAAACCAAGTATATCACGTGTGCTTGATATTGCAATCAAAATTAGCTAAATGTTCAAGATTTGTTCAGAGTGTTGTACAATGAATTCAAATAGGGAGGAATACTATGTTAATGTCAAATTTGGCCATATTGCTTGCTGAACGAAAATTGAGAATATCTCGCACTGCAACAGATACCGGCATTTCGAGAACAACGCTAACAGCTTTGAGTCAAAACGATTTTAAGGGGATACAGGTTGATACAATGAACACTTTGTGCCAGTATTTGGCTGTAACCCCTGGAGAGATTTTCGATTTTGTGCCTTTTGATTTGACTTTTTCTATTGCTCAAGAGGGCATTAGATCCTCAGGATTGGAAGAAGAGGGTGATAGTATAGACAAAGTGATCATACAAAAGGCCGACATGGATGCTTTTTTAAAAAGAAGCTCGATAAATGAAGCTGTAGGAAGAAATGAAAAAACATTTGATCTGACCGTAAGAATAACTGATGATGTAACAATACCCACAAAGGGAGGATCTACGTTTGATAGCTCCGTTACAGATAATGGGCCGGTTAATATACCGATTGAAGTCCTCTTGGGACATTCTGATGACACCAAAACTTTTGAGAGTGAGCATGATGAATTTAATAAAATGTGGATGGATGAGCTCACGCCAGCATTTAGAGCACAAATTTCTAACTCCATATGCCGAATCATTAAAAACACTATTTCTACTAACATTCGTGAATTCTTCTCTACGTCCATTTCAGTGAATTTCTACAATCCAGATTGGGATAGATTGAAATACGTGTTTAGTGTGTCCTTTAATGACGCATACACAAAAGAAAAGAATGGAGATCTTTCTCTTAAAATTAAGGTAGACAAACTTCCGTTCTAACGTTGAAAAAAATACAGCTCTAAATATTTGAAGGCCGAATTCTAGGCCACCACTTTTTACTCGAATTTGAGTAAAACTCTCCAATCTAACACCGCCTGCCAGCGTGACGGATAGGAGAAAAATATGAGTAGTATATCTAAGTACACGACCCCAAAAGGTAAACAACTTTGGCGGGTTTCAGTCTATGCGGGGGTGGATCCTCGCACTGGCAAGAAAAAGTATGTTGGTAAGAAGGGACTTGATAGTAGACAAAAGGCCACCCTAGTAGCTGCAAGACTTGAAGTCGCAGTTGCTGAAGGTGACCTTGATAAGCCTAAAGATAAGGTGATGACGTTCAAAGAAGTTGCTGATGAGTGGTTCGCAGATTATGAGACGACCGTGCGTGAATCGACGCTGGTTGTGACGTCAGCATTCTTCCGCAACCATATTATACCTGAATTCGGTACTTACCGAATTGCCACCATCACCACCAGAGATATTCAAAATGCGGTAAAGAAATGGGCTGGAATATCACAGAAGGCCTATAAGCGGTGGTTCAGCTTCACCCATCTCATCTTCAAGTATGCGCTTGAGCGTGGCTATATCCATGATGATCCAGCTAGATTTATCAAGTTGCCGAAAGCGGTAGAGGACACCATCAGCGATGAGGATAAGTTCTGGTCTAAAGAGGAAATAGATGCGTTTCTCCAGTGTATAGATCCAAGCACTGATCTCGAAAAATACGTGATGTTTAGGCTGTATTGCTTGAGTGGCTTGCGCCGGGCTGAATTACTTGCCCTACACTTTTCAGATTGTGACTTCAAAGAGAACACAATTAGTGTCGTCAGAACGCTCTCACAAGCAGAACACGGCCGAGCAATCATACAACCACCCAAGACGCGTGCCTCAAACCGCACCATACCACTTGATAAGACGACCATGCAGTGGCTCAAAAGGTGGCAAGTCACACTATACCAGAAGCAAATGCTACACGGGGTTAATTCAATGCAAGGTGAGGGCATCATCTTCCCAAGCACAAAGGGCGGCTATAAGTCGTTGAATACACCCCGAGCTTGGCTGGTAAAGATCATTAAGGATAACCACTTGAAACCAATCAGCTTGCACAAGTTGCGGCATAGTTATATCAGCAATATGTTAATGAGCGGCGCTCCAGTCTCGGCAGTCCAGAAACTTGTGGGGCACAGTGATCCCTCATTAACACTTCGAATCTATTCTCATGTTAATCTTGATGAAAAGAAGAAGGCTGCCGCTGGCCTAGCAAAATACCTAGATTTATAG